CGGTGACGCTGGTCATCGCGTCGGCCCGGCGTTGTTTGTCAGCGTCCCTGACCAAATTCTGGTTTTGCGCCCGACCACCGTCTGGATGTTGGAATGGTCGAATGATCCCAAGCCAAGGCGCTCCAGCGTGTCTTGCGTGATCAGTACCGTGAACAGCCCGTTCGGCGGATCATAGATATTGATCTCGCCGGTATCGCTGCCGAGCCGCAACACGGCGGCAACATCCTCGGCGTGACGCCGCAACATCATTTCCAACAGCGCGCCGGTGAGATCGATCGGCACGCCCGATTGCGTCGTGTACTGAAACGCACAATAAAAATCCGCGTCGTTTTCGCAGATGATGTTGACGGTGGCTGCCATCGACTAGAGTCCCGAATATGCCTGATCGATCTGCGCCAGCGTCGTCACGGCGTTGGTGGTGATCTCGTTTGAAACTTGCTCGAACACCGTGTAGCAATCGGTTGAGTGCTGCGTGACCTGATCAGCCATCGAGATGATGGTCGGTGCGTCGACCGGATAAAACAGCCCATCCGAGCCAAACCATTTGGCGGTGTAGTTCGGATTGTCCTTGGCATGGGTCCGCGCGTCGGTGATGAATCCGCGCGAGCGATCATCGGTCTTGACCGGCACACCGGCTGCGGTCATGCCCCCGGTCACCTTGTCGAAGCGCACTTGCGAATTGTAGTTTTGCAATTGCGTTTTGCGCCACGCGTTTACGGCGGGTTGCGAAAAGTTTGTGCCGTCCCACAGATAAAGCGGCATCCAATCTTGCATGAGGTGCCAAATGCCCGCCTCGCTTTCGGTGTCGCCGGGGAAAAACCCGCGCCCGGTCCACGCCACAAAGTCGGTATCGGTGGTCGGCACATAGATGTTGCGCGCCGACGAATAGACGTTCGCGGCGTCGCCAGCGACATGCCAGTAATGATCGCGCGCATTGAGCATCGCAAATTCTCCCGTTAGCCGTATTGGCCGCCAGAGGAAACCGATCCGGCTGTGGTGCCGGGGAACCAGTTTATTGATTGACCTTGCGTGTTGATGACGCCGTTGAGCGAGTTGCCAAACTTTTGCCCGGTGACAAATCCGGCGTTGACAAACGTCGGCGCTCCCGCGCCCGGTGGTGCTGCGGAAATGATCGAGTTAGACGCCGCCGTTGCATAGACGTTGCAAATCAGCGAACCGAGGTGATTGATCGCGGCGTTGCTGCCAAAGATAAGATTGCCCCCGGTGAAAGAAACAAACACCGCAAGCGTCGTTATTCCCGCGTTGAAATCGACATTGTTCACGAACACATTGCCGCCAAGCGCGTCGATCAAATAGCCGTTTACCGCTGCGCCGGGGCCACCGACCGCAACATCGCTTAAGGTCAGCGCCGCGCCCGTTGTGGAAACACAGCAAAACGCATTGACCGCCGCCTTTATGCACAAATTTTTCACCGTCATGGCGTTGCCGTGCGACGGATTGATGGTGTAGCCGCCCGCGCTCGCGCCATTGATAAATGTCGCGGTTTTGCCCGCGCCGTTGATGATAACGCCGGGGCCCGGTAAGGCGGGATTTGTAACATTCTCGTTATAGTTTCCGGCGGCGACGTTGATCGTCATCGTGTAAACCGACGGGCCATATTTGAACGTCTCGTTCATCGCCCGCATGACGGTTTTGAACGGGCCATGTGGCGCGCTGACCGTCGCGGTGCTGCCGTCATAGAGCGCGTCGTCGCCTATCGCGGTGTCAACATAAAGCACCGTGTTGGCGCTAAGGATCGGCAGGAAGCCGGGCGCGCCGCCGAACCCGGTGCCGTACAATTCAAAATTGCTGTGTGCCCGGCTGTAAACCAAGAGCGACTTGTATCCGCCCGGCATGTCGCCCGCCGCCAACGCCGCGCCGCCACGGCGCACGATATTTTTAGCGCCTTGGTTTTGGATGTTCACCGTCGCCGGGCCGGTGTTGGTGATGTTCACCGTGACCCAAACCGCCAGCCCGTCATAGTAAGCCGCCAGCGGCGGCGTCGTGTTGATGATGACGGTGTTGACCGGGCCGCTGTCGAACGCGTGGATCAGGTTGCCCGATTGTACCGAGCGCCCGAGCTGATGCAGATCGGCGTTATCGGGCACCACCGCCGCGTCGGCGATCATGTTCACGATTTCGCGCTGCGGGTATTCGATTGACGCCGCTGGCGGGATCGAGCCCATCGTGCCGGTCGACGGGTTGCCGTTGATGTACGGCCCGTTGGGGTCGCTGACGCCGTAGGGCTGGTTATACTTCATTTGCTCGACCTCGCTTAAGGCGTCCCCGCCATTGGGTCGCCTGGATTGCTCAGACCGGAATAGTCAAAGATGATTTGCGTGTGCGCGGGCTGCCAGCGATTCAGCAAGCATTCGAGATCGTCGGCGAGCCCGATGCGCAAGTGTGGATCGACACCGCTTTGCCCGGCGAAAACGCGAAACCATGTCAGCTTGGCAACGCCGACGTGCACGGTCCAATAAAAGCGATTGGTGTCGGGGCCGAGTCCATAGTACGGCCATTCCGACAGCTCGCCTTCCTCGACCGGACCATCGCCGACAGCATTCTTGATCGGAATGCCCCACTCGTTGAGCATCGGATTCGAGCCGTCGCCGTACACCCGCGCGTCGCCAACCCGATCAATCCCGACGACAAAGGTCCGATACTCGGTGATGGTGATGGTGTAGCCGATCATTGCGGCAGCACTGATAAAGAACTCGCGCGATTGCGCGCCGAGCATCGTCATCCGCATCAGCAATGCCAGATGGCGCTCGTCGATGCTTTGCGGGGCCGTGTAGCAAGGATCAGGCAAGCCCCAAGCGCGTTCCCATTCCGGCAACAGCTCGATGGTGGTACGCGGGTCGCTTTCAATTTCCAACAGGTCGGCGGCGCGCTTGTCGACCGGATCGCCCCATATCCCGCACAGCCCGGCGGCCAACACCATCAAGGCCGAGTCGTATTCGCGCGGCCACGCCGGGCCGAGCGGCAACAGGTTGGCCAGTGGCTCGACGTAATCCTCGCCGCTGCGCCGCACGTGCCGGTCAGACATCGAACGAAATCGTTCCTAGCACCGCCATGTAACCGGGCGCGGGCATCACGGCGTCGTCAAAGTCCAGGTTGTGGTGATCCTCGCCGACCGCGTTTGAAATCGCTTCCTCGATCCACGACCGATAGATGGTCTGCCCCGGCGCGGCCTTGACGTACAGCATGTCTTGAATCTCTTGCTCGATAGACGCGCGGGTTGCCTCGTCATCCTTGGCCAAATTGCTGATCGTCATCTCGATGAAAAACTTGATCGGCGGGCCGACATAACAATCCTTGACCGTCACCGGGCGCTTAAGGTCGATGTAGGCCGCCACCGCTACGATGTCGTCGGCGGTCGGCCAGCCATCATCGTCGGCGCGCAGATCGTCCATCAGGAAACGCACCGTCATGGTGCCGGGGCCTTGCTCGGGCTTGGCCCACGCCCGCGTTACGCCGGGCACCTGTTTGGCCCATGCCACATAATCGTAAGCCGCGCCGCCCATCGGCGGTTGCTGGATGCGCTCAAGCACGCGTTCGCGCAGCTCGTCATCGCTTTCGATGTCGACGCCGCCGGTCATCTCGACGATGGTCACGGTGCCGTCGACGCCCGCGATGGCGCTGATAAACCCGATCACCGTGCCTTGTTCGAGGTTGCCGATCTTGCCGGGATCGATGGCGCGGATCGCGACCGGCGTCGGCCCCGAGCCGACCGTGACCGGCGTGGTCGTCTCATATAAAACCGTATTAGCCCCGGTGAGCTGAGTACCTTGCGGCACCATGCTGCCGTCGATGCCGGTCACCGTGCCCGAGCCAGCGGCGAACGTCGCGGGCTTGCGCCCGGCACCGGGCAGCCAGATGTCGGCGTGCCGGTCAAGCCATTCGGTTTCGGCGGTGTCGGGCAGCAATTGTTTCGACAGCCAATCGATGTAGAGCAACACCAAAAACGCCAAGCCCGCGTTTGCGTCGGACAACACGCGCAACACGCTGTTGGGCACCATCGCCACCGAATGCAGCCGCGCCGTGATGTAGTCGCGATTCTGTTTGCGGACATCCTCAAGCGTCGGCGTTGTCCAAGGCATCGCGTCAGACTCCTATCTCGTCCCACAACGATTGAAATTGCAATTGAATGGCCGGAAGCGGGCCGCGCCATATCGTGATGCGCGCCACGATCTTTTGCAGCTCGGTGCGCTCGACCACGACATCGAAGCTCGAGCAAATTTGGTTTTCGACGAACGGGCGCAGCGCCTCGCGGATATAGGAATCGATCCGCGCCAAGGTCGAGCCTTGGCTTGCCTCAAACCCGGTGATCTTGTGCCGCTCAAGCAACCACAACCGGCAACCAATCGGCCACGCATTCCAGATCAGCTCGGCATCGGTATCGGCCCACCAGCCCCGGCGGTCGGTGTCGTCGGGCGCGGCGGGCAGCACGTCGTCGGGCAGCGCCAGCCGGTTGGTGCCGAGCGCCACGATCACGGCGGTCGCCAATGCCTCGGCCTCGTCGATCAGCCCGTTCGGCTTTTGCAACAGGTCGAACGTCACCGCAAACGGCGTGACGATGTCGAACAGTCTGAGGTCGGCCATTCACACCTCGGCCTTGGTCTGTTTGGCGGGCCCGGCCTCGGTCATTACTTTCTCACCGTCACCGTTCGCGGCACTAAGCCCGAGGAACGTCGGCCCCACGGTTTCAAACCGTGCCTTTGCGTTGTTGCTAATAGTCGGCGACGTGATGGTGATCTTGCCCGCCTCGATCAACAGCGTGCTACCGCCAACCGTGAATTGCATCTTGGTCGGATGGTTTGCGGTCCACGCGTCCTTGGTCAGCGTCAGGCTGGCAAATGCTTTTTGCCCGGCTTGCGCGCCCTGCCCGTCGTCCTTGGCGTCCTTGGCTTGCGACTTGGGCGCGCTGTCGCCGTCCATAATCTGGTGAACAATTGTTTTGCCTTTCGGCGCGCTGGTCACGATGCCGTCGCGCGTGAAATGCACTTGCTGGCCTTGATCGTCGAACAGCGCGACCTCGCCCTCTTTCAAGCCGCGCAGCCGATAGCGCCGGTCGCCGGTGACGATCAGCACGCCGTGCGAGCGTTGCCCGCCGGTGAACACGATCAGCCCCTCGGCCTTTTTCTTTTGCTGACCCTGCCCGGTCGGTTGCTTGACCCGCGATGTCAAGCCATACGGCTCGAAATGCTCGATTTCTTTTTGCTTTTCCTGCGCGTACAGACTGACTTCATGCTCGCGAAACAGCGGGTCGTCGTCGTTTTTTTCCACGGTCACGCGCTTAATGGCGTTTTTCATATTGTCGCCAAGCGTGCGCGTCGACACTCGCATTTTAAATATCCTCGGGCTGAAACGGGATTGCAAATTCCGCCGTCGACGGGGCCTCGGGCGTCGGCTTGTCGCTGACCTTGACCTGATCGCGGCCACCGAGCCGATCCGGCAACACCAGCTCCAGCGTCGTTGTGGTGCCGGTCGAGTCATTCTGCCGACAGGTCGCCGCCTGAATGCCGAGCTTAGCGCGATCCTGCGGCAACAACATCGGCGAGTAGAGGTTGATCAGGTTGCCGACCTCGTTGAGCCATAGCTGGCCGCCTTGACGCTGCCAGCCGCGCACCGTGATGTTGGCGGTGAATATGGTGGCGGCGTTGAGATCGACCGA